GTTGTGACAGGTCGCGTATACGCACCAGATTGCGGTCTACTTCACGCGTGACTTGTGCCTGCTGCTCAGCGGAAGCGGCGATCACAATATTACGTTCGTTAATGACTTCAACCGCTTCGTTAATGCGGCTCAAGGCATCATCCGTACGACTGGCTCTGTGCAGAGTATCCGTTGTTTGCTCGGCGCTGGATTGCATGGCCGCTACCGTTTCCCGTGTCGATTGCTGCGCTTTACCGATCAAGGTCTCGATCTCCAGCGTTGATTGGCCGGTACGATGGGCGAGGGCCCGTACTTCGTCCGCCACCACCGCAAAACCTCGTCCTGCGTCACCGGCACGGGCCGCTTCGATTGCAGCATTGAGCGCAAGCAAATTGGTCTGCTCGGCGACTGAACGAATCACGTCCAGCACCTTGCTGATTTCCACCGTCTGCTGAGCCAGACTTGCCACTCGTTCAGAGGTGTTGTTGACCCGAGTTACCATCGTATTCAACGAGGCAATCGTTTCCGTCAGTTCGCTCTGACCCTGTTGCGCGGATTGCGACGAGGCCTTTGACTCATTGGAGGCGAACACGGCATTGCGGGCAACTTCATCGATGGCTGCGCTCATCTCATTGAATGCAGCCGCCACCTGGTCAATTTCCTGATTTTGTTGCATAAGCCCTTCACGGCTTTGCATCATGACTTGGCTCATTTCCTCGGCGGCACTGGAAAGCTGTTCGGTGGACCGGGATATTTGTCCGATGGTGCTGCGAAGATTCGCCTGCATCGTGCTCAACGATTGCAATAGCTGTGCAGGTTCATCCGAGCCAGAGCCGTCAATATCGCCAGACAAGTCGTTGGCCGCAATGCGTTGGGAGGTTGCGAGCGCTGCGCTCAACGGTTTGTTGATGCTTAAGCTGAAACGCCAGCTCAGTATCAGAGAAGCGGCTACCGCCAGACCGATGGCAATAAGCGCTATCAGTCGGGCGTTGCTAAAGGTTTGTGCGGCCTCTACGGCCTCTGCATGCGCATGTTCGCGTTCAAGCTGGTTCAGCAATTCGCTCTGTTCGTTAATCGTTGTGCCAAAAGCCCCCATCGCCCGGAGCTGAGTAGCCGCTTCTTCGGTACGCCCGGTCTCCATCTGCTGCAACTCAAGTATTACGCCCTTCTTATAGGCGGTAAAAGCGTTCGAGAGTTTTTCGAGGGCGTCTCGCTTGGCCGTGGTATCAGCGCTGAGACGGTAGTCCGCCAGGTTTTTTTCGATCAGTGTTTCAAGTCTGTCGATAGTATTTATCGCTGTAGCGTGGTCGGACTTGGAGGTGAACGTATGCACCTGATAAGCGGTGATACGAAGACGAGAAATGTTCACGCCCAGCTCATTGCTCAGATTGATGGCTGGAATAGATCGGGTTTCCATCTGTTCGACTGTCTGGCGAATGTCTCCCATCTGCGCCACGCAGAACAAGCCGAGACCCGCGAGCATTAAAATCATCACAGCGAAGCAGAGGAGGGTACGGGCCTGAATCTTGAGTGCTCTTAACATATGATGTCTCGGCCTAAGGCCATGCGTGGTTGGCGCCCAGGATGGCCTACTTGCGTGGCGACTCTCCATTGCATTCCGGGCAGAAATAATTGTACAGCAGTTGTCGTCTGTACAAGTTCTGTCCAGCTTCGAGCGCATGATGTCGAAATGGTTCTAGGCTGTGTCGCGTTTTGCTGTGAAATGTAGGCAGACGGTCATATCGGGTCGTTTTCAAGACGCTGGATGTCGCTCCAGCCGCTGTTCGCTGCCTCAGACCACATCCCATCGGTCCAAGACACCTAGGCTCCACGTTTCATACAGGTAACCACTGTTACACCTGTGATGGAGCAAATGGCTGAAAATATGTAGGTGGGTTGCAGGCCGCCTCGACAGGTCCCGGATGGAGCCATTCCCGCAAAGGCCTGAGAATTATCCCGTGATGTTTGCTTAAAGGGACGCGCGCTCCTGCCGATACAGGTCGACAGCCTCTGTATCCCTCCCCTCCACAGCGCGGTGAACAATCATGCTTGCACTTGTTAGGGGGCTGAGCCCGACTATGAGGTTTCACCCTACCTGTAAGGTCGCCATTTACCTTGTGCTATCCGCTGGCTGCGGGCAGGCCATGGGCAGTGATGTGGTCCATTTCTATTCCGCAACCGGCCCATATTTCACCCCACTTTACCTCAGTGCGGACGGTACTACGGCTGCAGGCGTGCTGGCTGACGCTAACGGTACGGGCCAGGTTGCCAAGTGGAATAATGGGGCGGTTGAAATACCGGCTTCCGGGGCTGCGGGTACAACCACCGCCCATGCGTTGAGCGCCAACGGCGCGGTGGTCGTTGGGGTTTCGCAACTCGGGCTCGGCGCGCCCATGCGCGCGTTCCGCTGGGACCACGGTATTATCCAGGATCTGGGCACCCTGGGGGGTGCTTCTTCAGATGCGCAAGCGATAAGTGCCGATGGGGCGGTGGCGGTAGGCTACTCCAGTGCGGCAGCGGATAGCCGTACCTCAGCCTTTCGCTGGCAGAACGGCCAGATGCAGGACTTGGGTACCCTCGGCGGTCAAAGCTCTTATGCACGTGCCGTCAGTGCCGACGGTAACGCGGTGGCAGGAGACTCCAACCTTGCCAATGGCGATCAGCACGCTTTCCTCTGGAAAAATAATTCCATGCAGGACCTCGGCACCTTGGGCGGTAACTATTCACAAGCTGTGGCAACCAACGCTGACGGCAGGGTGGTGGTGGGCAACTCCCTGCTCGCAGACAACGGCTCTGCGCATGCTTTTCGCTGGTCTGCCGGCACAATGCTGGATCTTGGGACGCTGGGAGGGCATTACTCAGTTGCGCAATTCGTCAGCGCTGACGGTCAGGTAATCGTAGGCCGCTCCATATTGGCCAACAATCTGAATACCCGTGTGTTTCGCTGGGCGGACGGTATCGTGTCCGACCTGGGTTCCCTCGGCGGCACCGCCGTGTACGCGAAAGACATGAGTGCGAGCGGGGCGGTCGTCGTGGGCAATGGGCTTAATTCTGCCAGTGAGTCACGGGCCTTCTATTGGAGTACAACCCATGGGATGCAAACCTTAGAGGGGTGGCTCAGCGACAATGGTTTCCCCGTGGTCAACGATAATGCCAAGGCGGTCACCGCCGCGGCGGTCAGTGACGATGGAAATGTCGTGATCGGGCGACTCAGTAATGGCCATAATTACCTGGCCCGTGTAGTCACGCCTTCTCCCGCTGTGCCGTCGCCAACACCTACGCCGATCTCAACGCCAACACCTGCGCCTATCTCAACGCCAACACCTGCGCCTATCTCAACGCCGGCACCTGCGCCGATCTCAACGCCGGCACCTGCGCCGATCTCAACGCCAACACCTGCGCCGATCTCAACGCCAGCACCTACGCCAGTCTCAACGCCAGCACCTGCTGACCCAGCGCGCGCGCTCACCGCACTTGCTTCGCCCGATTCGGATACGCCGGACGTGGCTACGCCTGTCACGCCAGCCCCAAACGTTGGGAACCAGGTGCCTACCGGCACACCAGGCCCCGGGGGCGGCTTGATTGACATCAACGACTTTATGGCGGGCGTCGCAGGGGTTCGCTTGCAGGCGTCTACCTTGGCGATGAAGGACAGCGATTTGACTCTCAATGGCCTTCACGGAAATCCGATGCGCCGTCTGCTGGAGGCTGGTAAGCAGCAGGTTTGGGCGTCCGGGGACTTTGGTCGTAACGATCACGATGTGTATCACGGTGACGCAGCAGTCGGTGAGATCGGTTATGGCATAGGCTTCACAGAGGGTGTTCAACTGAGCCTGGCCATTGGCCGCACCGCCAGCCATCAAAAAGGCGGCTGGGGCAGTGATATAAAAGTACGTGGCCAGTACTTCCTTCCTGAAGTGATCGCTCAAGTGGCTGATACTTCGGTATATGCCACGATAAGTGGTTTGTACAATCACGGCAGCAGTGATATTGACCGCGGCTATATGAATGCCGGTGTTCAAAGTGGATCTGACGGTAATGCCTCGACCAAGAGTTGGGGAGGGCGGGTTCGCTTTGACTGGCTCAATGCGCTAACGGTGGGCGCGACGCAATTCACGCCTTATATGAGCCACACGTACCTACGGACAGACCTTGATCACTACACTGAAACAGGCGGGGGTTTCCCGGTGGCATGGCAAGATAGCAAAGCTCGCACTAACACTTCGCGGGTAGGCGTGGACGCTGTACACCCGGTCAATGCTCAGTTGACCTTGTTGGGCAGGGTCGAAACCGCGCATCGTTACGAAGCTGGGGGTCCCTCTGTCAAAGGCGAGGTGCTGGGCGCCGGCGGTGCCGCGTTCGACTTGCCGGGAATACGCTATAACCAGGATTGGGTACGTATGGGCGCCGGTGCTGAAGTCCGATTAGGCGCCGGCACTCTAAGCTTTGTAGTGAATTCCACTACTCAAGGCGAAGACCCTGATATGTGGGGAACGGTCGGGTACGAGCAACGGTTTTGAACAAGCACACACCCTCACCCTTGAGTTTGCGTTCAGACACAACCTCTAAAAGTCATGGGGCGCATCGTCGACGAACGACGTTCATGCGAACGCTAGCCTTGCCGATAAGTTGTTAGACAACAGCCAGAACGCCTGCCGACATCCAGAGCCGGAGAGGGGACTTGCGTAACTGTCCACGATGGCTCCGCTTTCGGACGCTTATGACCGCCTGTGGATTTGCTGCTATCGCTGCTATCGCTGCAGGCGCTTCAGGATGGCTATACTTTACTTACTCAGGCGCCCGCACCTGAGCGCGAGCCTCTTTTCGGGTGAGTGGGTACCATTGCTCCAACAGGATGGCTCATCTGCTCGGAAGCTCCATCCCTTGAGCGCCTTCATTTGTTGGAGTCGGTCGTGGTCAACGCGAAGATCGCGCCGGGGATCTGCTGCTTACGGTTGTCGTCTCCCACGTGGCTGGCGTCTTGGCCAAGACGGGCCTCGCTGCGGGGGAGCTCTGTACATTGCCATTACCGCGGAAGGGGTCGAGACGCTCGCCCAACTGCACTGCTCAGAGAGATGAACTGCCCTTTTAGGCAGGGATATCTGTTAAGCCCACCAGTGCGGGACGATGAAGTTGCAACGCTGTTGAGAGCTGGGGTGACGTCGTTGAAAACCAGCCTGACCCGGGGAGCAGCCGGGCATTAAACCATACTGCGTTGCGCAGCATATTGCCGCCTTCGTGGCGCCAAAGATACGCAGCGGATGAAGCGCTATAGACGTGGCACAGTGCCATCCTGATAATGACGCCATTTCACCTATACCAAACCTGCCCTAGGGCGTAATGCGGAAGATTCTTTCGTGAAAAAGCGTACGGTTCGCGGCCTCACTTTTGCGTGGCGTTCCTACCTCCCACGGTGCATCGGGCTAGGTTTTGGCTTCGCCGCTGTGTATTTTGCCCTGCCAGATCCCGGGAATACATGGGCGCTGGCTCTCTTGGTAGTCTATTGCTTTGCCTGGCCACACATCGCGATATTCAGAGCGATCGTCAGCGCAGCTCCAGCCAAGGCTGAACGATCAAACATGCTGGTTGATGCATTTGCGGTCGGTATTTTTTCAGGCGTCGTGGGGCTAAATCCTCTCCCATCCCTGGCCATCACCACCATGGTTTGCATGAATAGCATGGCGGCCGGTGGGCCAAGGCTTCTGGCGTATGGCGGTCTCCTTACGCTTGCCGGATTGGGTGTGGCACTACTGACCTTCGCACCCGAGGTGTCATGGATGACCACACCACAACAAATGAATGCGTGCATTCCGCTTTTAGTACTTTATCCACTCTCGCTAGGTTATGCCTGCTACCTCACGGCAGCCAAATTAGCCGAGCACAAGAATCAACTCAGAATACTCAGCACTACAGATTTTCTGACCGGACTCAAAAACCGAAATGCTGTGAATGACCTTCTGACGACTCAGCTTAATGCAGAGCCAGTTGAGCTCGGTACGACCGTCGTTGCGCTCATAGACGTCGATCATTTCAAGCACATTAACGATCAGTACGGGCATCTGGTAGGCGACAGCGTGCTGGAGAGACTCGGCACCATTATGCTTTCGTGCGTTGGAGAGCAAGATACCGTAGGGCGGTTCGGAGGTGATGAGTTCTGCGTGATCCTCAGGAACGTTGAGCCTTATCAGGCCAAACTGATTTTAGAGAGCATCAGGGTGAAGGCAGAAGGCCCGCAGGTTGGCATTGTCCCAAACCTGGAGACGACTCTGAGTATCGGCGCAGCCATCTACAACGATGCCTCGTTGACCGTCACCAAATGGCTATCGCGGGCGGATACAGCTTTGTATGAATCGAAGCACGACGGTCGCAACCGCGTTACGTTTGCTTGCTGATCACGTTCATGTCGACGTCCTGACTTAGCTGTCCCCCATTGCTTGTTTCGGCGGTCGAGCGGAATACAAAGCAAAGCCCACGGCGCAGATTGACCGGCCCAGCACACTGTGCCTACCGCCGTGCTTATGCATGCTGTTTTTATGGTGAACCAACGGTAGCGTCATTCCCGACGTATTGTGGATGCTAACGCGCGCCGACAAATGGCGCCGATATCTTGGGAATGCCAAGGCTTAGGGATGAAAAGTGGGGCATATCCAGACTCCAGGATTTGTTGCCCTTTTCCTCCTGACGATAAGATCACCGGTATCCGGGGCCAATTAGCTTGCACCCGATTTGCCAACTCAATACCGTTCAGCCCACCGGGCATATGGATGTCGGATAATATTAGATCTGCCCCTCCCAAGGTCTCGCACAACCAGTGCCAGGCGTCGTCGCCAGTCTCTGCTGTTACTACCTCGAAACCTTCTGCCTCTAAGATTTCATGGATCAAACTGCGGATGAGCCAGTCATCTTCTACGACTAAAACGGTTGATACCACTGTCATGTGCTCATGCTGGTTGTCACGGACTTGGACTGGGCGAGTGCCAGCGGGTTCCGCTTACGAACCACCTGTAGCTCAGGGCTCCTGTAGGCGCAGTGGCAATGCTCTGTCGCCGCTAGGGTGTCGAAGCAACGTCAGCAACGCTTATATGACACGTCACAGGGTCAACCCGTAAGCGGGGCGGCATCAATATTCGCGGCTGCTTGAAGGAGCGAGAAACGCTGCGCTTTTTGTGATGACGCTAACCGTATTTCAACTGGCGAGTAAGGTGCATCACCCGATCCATCCACTGGACTTTTCCACCCTGTTCAGCTCAAGGGGTCGTGACGATGTCGACGTTTACGTCACCGGAGCTGACGTCGCCGCACTGCTAACGAAAATCGGCACCCAAGCTCGCCGAACGCTTTCTTTAACTAAATTTTCACGTTTGCCTTGTTAGCCCTTCTCAGGCCCCGGGAATAGGTGTAGATAGTTCCCCTGCGTCTGGCTTTGCACGACGACCGGCCCTTCATGACGGGTCTAGTCGGGGATCTTTTGGCGCGCGTGGTACGAACCGGCCGGAATCACGCCCGGCGAATGTGACATTTTTTGATTGAGTTCTAAAAGCGCTGAGGGGATGGCCAATCTGGTGGCTTACCCCATACGGTCTGGCGCTCCGAAAATATGAATTATTTCCGCGTGAGTTATTGCCGGTGTACACGCTGCGCCACACGTTCAGCCAAACCCGTATGTCATTGCAGTCAACGGATTGTTTCTAAGGATAAGGAGTAGGGCTATGTCGTTTTACACGCTTTTTATTGCAACAGTCATCAATGTAAACAAAGAGCTACCCGTACAAAGTGGCTTGACGTTAGACGAGTGTAAAGCGGCGGCAACTCAAGCGCTGCTAAAGGAAAGTAATTACGCAAGATGCAGACCGGCTCAACCAGAAATGCCCATCGTGTATGTGAAGCTGCCCTCTGGCATGATTTTACAAGTAGAGCGCCAACATGGCGGGTATAAACTGCCAGCGGGTCATTCTGCTGGTGATGAGGCTTTCGCCGCTTTGGCACTTGGTACGCCTTCAAGCGGCGTTCACGGGAGAGTCCACGGCGCGGAGCGACCAATTACTGTTGTCCCGGAAATCCTCGTCAAGCAGTAGTTATAAAGTATGCTTGCCGCCGGTCGTCGCAGCCAACTGAGGTACAAGTACCGAGAAGGCGCTCGAGACTCAGCCCCTCGCTTGAGCACTGCGGTAAGACCCTTTCATTGGGGGTGTTCCATCGAGCGAGTTGACTCACCCCCGCAAAGCGACGGCATGGTGTGCAGTTAAATTAAGTGGGCACCTGCATGGCCGTGAAGCGCTCGTTGCAGAGCTCAAGGGTATGGGCTTCGGATTACGCTGATACGGCGATGATTGGGTTCTACTGACATGGGCTGACTGTCTGTTTCGATGGGTTATGGCTCAGCGGCTGGCGGCAACGATGAGCATCATCGGACGGTGGAGTTCATCGGCGAGCGTCGGAAGGTTCGACAGGTCTTGCGGCGACGGCCCCCATTCATTGACGTGGTCGAGGATAAACCCGTTTTGGCGATGAGCAGATTGAGCAGCGTTCCCAGCGTCCGGTGCTGCTTGATCACTCCGTCGCTGAGCCAGTTCGTACTGCGCGGACCCTCGACCTGGTAGTGGTCCACGGGCCAGGACTTGCGGCCTTTTCCGTCAGTGATCCAGTCCGGGTGCAGCGAGGCCATGAAGATCGGGTGTTCGATGGAGAATGCGCACCGTGCTCGGCAGCCCAGCGGGCGAACCAACCATAGCCGCCGCCAAGATCCACAATCCTTTGACCATTCATGTTCGGAAGCAACCCGCGAAGCGTTGGCCATTCAGACGCGCCGGCCAGCCCCTGGACCGAGCGCGACAGTTGCCCGTAGCCTTCGAAAAAATCGGGGCGGTCGTAAATGTTCTGCGTCACGTTCATGACCCCTTGAATCTCGGACCTCAACGGCGTATGAACAAAAACAGGGCCATGGTGGCCCTGTCGTTGCGTATCCATGTCCATGCCTAGTAACGGTATTCCACGCCCACATAGGCACCAACGCCGTCGCCCGGATACAGCGCGGCGGTGTCCTGACCCTTGGCATCATAGAGCGGCTGGGCGGCGGTGACGTATTTCTTGTTCGCCAGGTTTTTCAGATCCAGCGACACCTTCCAGTCTTTTTTCGGGGTCTCGTAACCCACGTTGGCGCCGAAGATCGTGTAGGACGGCCCGTAGAAGCTATTGGCGTAATCGACCGCCGTACGCGAGGCCGACTGCACATTGACGCCGGTGTAGAAGCCCTGCGGATGCTGGTATTGCGCCTCGCCCTGATAGACGTGCTTCGGGATGCCTGGCAGCTGGTTATCGCCGAACGTCGGGTCGTGGCGGTAGTAGAAATCGCTGTAGGTGTAGACCTGACGCCAGGTGATTTTCTCGCCCGAAGCGCTTTCCCACAACTGCGTATTCAACCCGGCCTCGATGCCCTGGTGGATGGTGGGCGTGGCGTTGAACGCGCCGGTGACGGTGGCGGTCGGCGGTCGGCGCGATGAACTGGACATTGAGCAGTTCGTCGCGAACCCAGGAACGGTACAGCGCCAGGCTCCCGTCGAAGATGCCCGAGGAGCCCTTCACACCGATCTCGACCGTGTTGGCCTTTTGCTCGACCAACGGGCGCACATAAGGTTGGGTGGGACCGGAACCGGAATACTCCCACGAGGCCGGAGGGTCGATCGAACGGCTGACGTTGGCGAATACCTGCAACTGCGGCGTGAGGTCATAGCGCAGGCCGATGCGAGGGCACCACTACCGCCCAGAAAGGGACTGCATAAGCAAAGGAAACCTTCGCTTCCAGCGTCACCGGCTTGCTGGGCCGCTCTGCGCGCTGCATCGCAATATGTAGTCTGTGCCTTATGGCGTTGCGGGCCACGGAATTGAGTTCCAGACCAGCTAACGTGAGCAGGATCCGTGTGTACGCCAACCGATGGAAATCGTCAGGGCGGCTTGGGTGGCGGAACATCGGTTCAAAGCAGTATTCGATCAGCTGCAGCATCACGCCTAGGTTGCAGCGCACCTGCAAGAACATCAAGCAGACAAAATCGGCTATGACGGGCACAGCACTATCAAAAGTGAGGTTGGGCTCGGCCAGGTAACTGCGCAGCCGATTGATGCCTATGTTTGCAAACGTCTCACCCTGATCCATCATGGCAACAAGATCTGCAGCTTGGATCGAAATGAAGCTGCGCCTGGCCATCATCATTTGAAGAATTGCGCGAGAGTACTCAGCACGCGCCAAACGCCCTGATATCAGCTCATTCGTCAGTAGCATTTGAGGAGATGTGCCTTTGATCTCCAGGAACCATGCTAAAGCGCGGAGGCGGGCGTCTAACGACAGTAGGCCACCACCGTATTCCAGGCAGACGAGCAGGGTTGCATGCTCACCGTCACCCAGAATGTCTTTGAGCGTATGCATCTGTGCTGATAGCAAGGGTGGGCCGTATGCCGGTACCACCTCACAATATTCATCAATAGCCGCGCAGATTGAGTCGAGAAAAGCACGCTCCCGATGCCAATTTTCTTCAGTCTGCTCCTGCATACCGAGTTGTCCATCGTGTGAGAAGAGCGTCCCTCCCTTGTGAAATCGCGATGACGACTCGATCTTCGTTTCGAGCGCTTGCTTGGTAGCAGCAGCTACATACAGCCTTGGGATGTGCTCCAATACATCGAGCACTCCAAGCGTCGCAAGCTCGACCAACATTGAGAGGTCGACTACCCACGGGCGATCGGGCGCAGCGTCGACCGGGAAGTCATCGTGTGTCCGGCCTACGCCCATCGATACCTCCAGCAGTGGCCCCTCATCGGGCCAGCCCCTTACGAGGTCGATCACATCCACACCGAGCATGTTCGCGATCAGTTCAAGTGTGGCCATGTGCTGGCCGTATAGTCCAATTGTGTTCAGACCCTGCGCTTTTCTTCGTTCGACTTGCTCGATGAAGAAGGAGATATCCAGCTCGCCATCCTCACGCGTAGGGATGGTCATGGCGACTAAGCTTTTGCTCGGAACGACTGAGCTTGAGACCTGCCCATATGAAAGGTCGAGCAGCCGGCGGTGAATGGTCACTATCTGCTTGACCTTGAGCGTCTGCTCTCCTATCAAACTGCGGATCGATGTGGCTTCGCCAACTTTGAGACCCAGCAGCGCGACAGCCCGCGCGGAGTCCGCAGGGATGAACTCCGCTGTCGGCGAGAGCGGTGGGTCAATGTCAAAATCTATTGAAATGTAACCACTGCCGCCGTTGCTGTCTTCAAGTTCGACTGACGTCCCGCAAGCGACCTCTACTGGGTTGGTGAGGAAAGCATCCACTGTGCCGGATGCCATGACCATGAGTGAGATGTGACCGGCCGCAGCCTCAAGATTACCCGAGCTAACTCGCATGGTTCGGTAGATGCGGCTAATCCCACGATCAGGCATTCCCCGGCTGATCTCTGCATTAGCAAGCTTCAGTTGATCTTGGGCAGAGCCCTCTAGAAAGGAAGGAAGCTTGGCAACGCACGCGTCCATCTTTGCAGGGTTCATATTGGCTAGCACTTGGATCAGCAACAGCCAAGCACTGGCATCCAGAGGGTTCTCAGAAACGATCATCTCTGCGATTTCACGCATCTTCGGCCAGTCACCGGCGTTACCGTAGACGTTCAAAGCCACATTTCGCGCATCTGCGGACTGGCGCCATTCACCAGAAAGCGACTCCAGCAGATCTCGAACCTTCGCACGCTGATCAGTGAGAGCGTAGGAGTGAAGAAGATCAACATGCAATGGAGTGAACGAGTCGCTAGGAAGCACGCGTTCGAGCATTGCGATAGCGTCATCGTGACGCCTTGCATGGAGCATCCACTGCGATGCCATGGACAGCTCCAGCAAGTCGTTGCTCTGCGGTGCGAGTTCGGCTACACGATTCTCGAAGGCCTGGCGCACTGCATCGTTATCGATGAAGGCCCGAGCAGCGAAAACCCCATCGGTAATATCGCTGTTCTGGGGAGTGATACCGAGCTGCGAAAGCTCCTGCTGGACCGCGTCATTGCGTTGCTGGCGCAGCAAGTACTCCCAGTGCATGTGGCGGAGTATCCGAAGTACTTTGGTTGACTCATCCGTGACAGGGCGCTGCGCTTGAATACCGTAGGCAGACTCAAGCATTGGCCCCCTGCCAGCAACCAGGCACGCCTGGCCAAAGATCGCGAGGGTGTCATCCGCAAGCTGCTCGAGGCGACCGCAGAAGCGATCGACAGCTTCATCTTCACGATTCAAATCGCAAAGGGCCTCGAGCTCCACTCGGGCCGATGTCTCATGCTCTGGGACGCCGTGCTGCCTTCCCTGCTCGATCATGTCCAACGCCTGAGCCGGCTGCCCCAATAGCAGATACGCATAGGCGAGGTGAAACACGACGTCAGTCTTAGTCCGAGGACTTTGCTCGGCCCACAGCACACCCTCGCGATCATCAAACTTGGACATCGCATCCATTATGAGCTCACGTCGATCCTGGGGTTGAGATCGCGTGTTCACCTGGAACGGGTTGTCCGTAGCCAGTCGCAGGGCAAAACGCAGATAGTTTTCGACGATGAAAATGGAACTGTCGTGGTGCTCCAAAGCTGCCTTGATAACGTTGACAGCACCAAGATCGTCCCCAGCGCCGGCCTTGGAGCTGGCTAACATCTGCCAGGCGCCGGACTTGTCGCGAAAGGCTTCGGGAATCTCGTCCTCGGCTAGCAGCTCTCTATTGAGGATCCTTGCGTTGGTATAAGCGATCCATACGGAATACGAGTCCGGAAAGCGTGCCTGCGCCGCCTGGCCAATCTGAAGAGCTGCCTGTACATCATTTTTAAGCATTTGAGCCCGGACATGACCAGCAGCAATGCGGTCATCGTCGGTGTAGAGCTTTGCGGCAGTCTCAAGATCTATCGAGGCGGTCTCATCGTTCCCAAGATGCCAGGAGCACATGCCGCGAAGGAAATGCCAACGGGCTTTCTGGTGAACATCAAACGTGTCCAGCTCCTCCTCGAGGAGCTCTAGCTGAGTCAAGGCATCCTTATATCGGCGGTCGTTGTGTAGCGTGCTGATGCGGTCGAGTTGGCGCGTGGCGAACGTGGTTTCCGACCCTTGGCTTGCGATGGGCAGGTCATCAGTCAGCAGCGTGCTGCCGGCAGCGCGGCCAACGGAGAGGAGGGGAGCTAGGTATTCCGCCAGCGGGGTAAGCTCTGATGCGCGCTCTTGGCTGACAAGAGTCGCGCCCAATTGGTAGTTGCGTACACTCTCACGAATCAGCTTCGCCGTATGAAACTCTCGGGCGAGCTCTCCCAGATGGGCTGGTGCTGAAGAAAGATCTATTTCTCCGGCCGTGCCATTGAGTTCGGCGCAAACAGATAACAGCTGCGCCCACACTGCACCGCTGTCTCGGCTCGGCAATGCCTGAGCGATGAATTGCTTTTGGTATCCGGCTTCCTGAGTGCGATCCGAGTCCAGATCATGGGGTATGAACTTCAGGTGCAACGCGAACTGGTGCAGGTCTTCGTCGCTAACCGTCGCGTCATTATATTGCTCAGCTGCAGCCTTAATGGCTGCGTAAGCAGTCCGGTTCCGAGCGTTACTCAGACCCTCTGAATGCACACGGGTGTACCAAGATTCATGTGAGAGAGACGCCAAGGCCAGCCTGACCACCTCCACGGCACCTTCCATGGGGGACGAGCTGGACACGTGGTACAGGATTAGATTGTCGTCCAGTCCCCGCTGGAAAGTTGGGTTACTGAAATCCAGCCACGCAAGCCCTACAGCTTCGGTAAAAACGTCACTGGTCGTCGCCTTTAGCGACCGCTTCATCTGCATTCTAATGGTCGCTTTCTGCCCCGTGCTCAGCGACGCAGCATGGACAACCAGGTCGTCGGTGTTGTGGCCAAATCCTCGACCTTGGAACAGCAACCCTACGATGATAAATCCTTCGCGCAACCCCGCACACGGGATGCCCAAGCACATAGCGAGTAGCCGCACCGCCTGCACGCGCCGCTCGAATGCACCGCCGCGACCGCCCGTTGAAATAGGACTGGCGACCTGTTTCTGCTGGGGTTTCGGTTTAGGGGTGGGAGCTTTTTGTCCCATTGCCTTTGGAGGCCTTGCCATACCTGGCTCGCACAACGTAGATATGAAGCATCTTATCGATCATTCAACGCCATGCGTAGCTTTGTTTCCGTAGAGGTTACAGAGCATTCAGTGTGGGGCAGGGTGCTTCTTAGAGAGCAGCCTTCGTACTGCGCTCGCTGCTATATCCGCTTCCCGGGATATATCTAGCCAAGCGGATATAGCAGGCGTGAGGATGAAAGCCCACAGGGTCAAGACGACCGCCTCGCGGGAGGCCTGATTCACGACAGCCGAGCTCGCAAAGCCCCGCCCTACATAGCCTGCGCAGTCGTAGCCGTCGATTCCTCGCCAAAATCCCCTAAGCATGCCTGCCGGGCACGTTGGGCGTTCTTGCGGCGACACTGCGCTCGGTACTCAAGCCCACGGGGCTTCCAGGTAGAGCTCGAGGATCTTCGAATCGTCGTGACGTCGGAATGCCCGAACGGCGTCGTCCACGGTATTAGCCGCGGTGCGCTCTTTGTAGCGGGTTTAAGCTTCGCCTTGAAAGGATTTTCGGTGGTCAGGGCATCTTTGATCGCGAACGCATAAAGGCGCCAAGACCGCAGCCGTTTGGGTCAGTGACTGCTGGGATTTGCATAGACGGGAGCCTCATCGACGCCTCGCTCTACTTCGGTGACGCCTGGATAAATCGCGACTTAGTGGGATTGATATTTGACCGGAAAGCAGCAACCGCGGCGGCAGGCGTTTGCCTTAGGTGCAATTGGCGCTGGCGTGAAATGTGCTTTGATTGACTACACTCGAGTTGTAGCCGACTTTGAGATTGGAACAGACGAGTGTTCCTTTGGAGGAGTTCGGTTCGGAGGGCTTGGAGGCTTTTCGGCATATGGTTGTACGATTTTTTAAGTCTGAGGAAAGGCCAGCTGCCTGTGAGAGGTCAGGTGAGGAAAGCTTGGCAACCCGATGATTTTCCTCATAACGGCTTTTAAATCTGATTCTCCGGTTTTTAGATACCACCGACAGGAGCATTAAAGGAGCTCCTGACACATAATTTAACATAATATACATTATGCGAACCCTCTGATTCTTATTCCCAGGGTGACCATCGTCCGGTGCATACCAGGTGCGAGAAATGCGGTGCCGTAAAACAGAAAACACCGAACCAAAATAAGACGTTGAATTCTTCAAGTGTCATCTGGAGCTGCTCAGGTTTGTGAAAGCCCAGCAGCGATAACGCCACCAAAAATGAGGCCTTGTCTCCTGCAGGTTCCATTTCCACTCAATGACGTGTCCGTTGTGCAGATCGAGACGCTCGATCGTCGGGTTAAATCTCTGTTGATCTTTCATCGTGCAGATCTTCGTAATCAAACTGGTGCGCCAAGCGCGGGATTATTAAGGGCCCACGAGTAGCCATAAACTAAAGCACAAACAGCCGCGCCGTAGATCAGCAACAGGACCAGGTCAATTAAGGCAGTAACAAGTTGGTCGGATCGTTTCATTGTGCGGTTAACAGCGTGCGCTGCCCTCGACTGGAGTCGTTAACGACAGTGTATTGAACGCCCTTGTGGCCCGCTATTGTTGAGGTATCCGCCTGTTTCGGGGCTTGTGAGGCAACAAAACGAGGCTGACCAACGGCGGCGGCTCGCTCTGCACCGAGCCGCTCTCCGCCTCCGTTGGTCGATGAACCAGAGCAAAGGACAGTCCTGGAGCCACCGGCGTAAGTCAACTGAGCTACACAAGGGCCTTGCGAAATAATCCCGTAGCCGGCCATGGCAAGTTGCCGAGATGTCTGCATCAGAGAGCGCCCGTCTTTTGTGAGTTGGAATGCATACAAGGTGCCTTGTTGCTCATTACCCAAACTGCCCTTGATAACGATATCGAAAGTCGCGAACGGATCGGTGTTCACACTAGGAGGTGGAGGGTTTTGCTGATCAGAAACGCGAACAGGATCAAGGTGAACAACCGGCTGAGGACTTTGAGCAACAGGTGTTTGAGCAGTCGCAGCACCGGTTTTAGGAGTGCCGATAGACAAGGGATTGTGGAACGGATTGCCATCGTTACGCCAGAAAGCGTACGCAATAACAAGCAGTACAACAACGATGAGTCCAAGAACGCGCGGAGACGCGAGGGCGTTTTTACCCGCCATGGTGTCGCGGTGAAGTCCGGTTGCTGTTGAGTCATAGAGTTCAAATACCCGTTTATCGATTTTCCTGAGTGCGACGATGTTGGAACCATCAGTCGGTGCCTTGTTCTCCTGCGCGCTGTGCATGGCCTCTTTATAGTCCTTGCCGGAAAGCTTTTTCATCAGCTTACCGAGAAGTGCCAAGTTGGAGTGCTGGTAAGCGGCCTCGGATGTATTGCGGATATCACTGTGCAGGTACTTGATGTTGGGCATCGTAAGAATGATGTCCCAGTTAAAGTGCCGGTGCATCGTCCAGGCTGAGAGCCAGTCGGTAGGCTTATCATCAGCCTTGGCCTTGTCAGGACCGCCGGGATAATCAAATTTCTCAACAAACTTGTCAGACCATTTAGATGGAAAAATTACCTGCGCTTCGTCGAAGATCAAAAAGGCGTTTCGCGGAGCCCATTGAAACCAAGTTCTAATCCGTTCCATGCCGTCGGTTGACTCATGGCTAATCCAGATAACATCAAAAGAATCAGGGAGATCGTCAAAAATAGCTTCGAAGCGGGCACGAGACATTCCTCGGACGTTGGTGATAATTGTGCGACCTTCTTTTGCGGCAGGAACGGCATCGTCCCATACAGCGCCGGAGGTTTTATAAGACCCGTTGGGGCCGTGGTGAATTTTGATTGCCATGTTAAGCCCCGGGGATGAACTTCATTGCCCAGCGTGTGGGTATTGCCGAAAAGATAAGGGTTAGGCCCTGCGGTATCTTGAAGAACGATAAGGTTGCCTGAACGTTACCGGGAATAGTTGACCATGCAGACTTAACAAGTGCGGCCACACCAGTGTCGTTGATGATTTCCTGTATGACGGTGTAAGCAACATCGAGCATCATTACCTTGAATTCAATGAAACTCCAAATAAGAGCCTTGGTGACTACTACAAGTAGACCCTTAACAAAGTCATAGATGCCTGAGTCCATGAAGTCCCAAACAGCTTGAAAGAAATGGGTGACACTTCCCATCCACGAAATAATAGCGTCCATAAGCTTTCCTCAACCAAAAACTATAAGGAGGGCAAATACTGCACATACAGCGTATATGGCAGAGGCTACCCAAGAGAGAGAATCGGTGTACTTATCCAAGCAAAATTCTATGGAATGACCGAGGACTGTAACGGCAGGCGGACAATAAAGCTGCCCTCCTCCTGATCCAAGTTGGATATCAGATATTGGACTAAATGACTGTTTAATCTTTGATAAGCCGTCCTTGAATTTGGTCTTAGACTCCTCAATCTTTTTATCCCAATCGGAACCCTGACCGTCAAAGTTTCCGTTTTGAGGGTCAGTTAATCCACCTGCACCGCCGGTGCCGCAATCTTCGGATTTACAGTCTCCACTGCCCTCCTCGCCTTCACCGTCGCCATTACCGGAGGGTGTGCCGGGAGTGATACCGGTGCCAGTCGAGCCGCAAACACCCTTACAGCCTGTAGATGTAGAGGTTGTCTGGCCTGAACTATTGGTCTTGGTTGTGGTGGTAGTTGTGGAGGTCGACGTACTACATTTGTTTATGCCGCTGCATGTAGTCTTAGTTGCAGTATCGGTCTTTACAGCCGTTTTGCCGCCATCAGAATCAGCAGTTGTTTTGACAGTGGAGTCTATTTTGATGCCATTACTTGAGGGAGGTACAGTGAAGCAGGTCATAGCGCCGTTGACAGTACCGCACTTCTGAGTGCCGTCTTTAGAGGTCTCGGTATTAGACGAGCAGGAGACAGAATCGCCCGAACCACTGTAAACGCAAGGATCATTTTTGGTGTTAGTGGTGGGTTCAATAGGCTCACACTTACCACCTGGACACGCAGCGTCTTTGGCGTCTTCGACGTTGGTTTTGTTGCTGACCTTACCCGTGAACTTGCCAATAACATTGCACTGGACAGCGCCAGTCGTGCCCTTTGCGACGCAATCGGTAGTAGAGACTGTCCCGACCTCGCAGCTAAGGCCGTCTTGAGCAAATACAGGAGGAGCGGAAGGTGTGCCACCGTCCCAATTACCAGCGACGGAGTATGCAGAGCCGGGGCCTGATTGTGATCCAAGGTAAGAGCAGGTTGCCGCGTCATCTGACTCAGAAAAGAGAACGCACTTACCCGCCGACTTGCTGAAAATCATCGGATCGATTGGGGTGGTAGAACCAGTCTGATCGTCACACTTTTGACCATCATCCTGTAACGGAGCATCACAGGCTCCGTTAACGGTGTTAAAAGTTTTGCCCGCATCGCATCCAACGCCTTGACGGTTTGCGGTGACAGTAGAACGGAGTGCTCCGCAAGAATATGAAGCATTACCAGAACCCATACCGGACTTGCCGCCTCGCTCGTTACCTGAAGTAGCGAACCACCAGTCACACGCTTCAACTGCACTTGGGCCTGAATAGTTTTTTCCAGCGTAGGAAATGACCCACTGATAATCAGCGAGTGCTGTTTGTGAGATGAAAAGAAATGAGAAAAAACTTAGAAAAGTTAAAACACGACGCATAAAAAACCCCCGTTTCCGGGGGCTGAAGTTACAAGTATTCAGCGCACCGGATACCTGAAACCAGTGCGCTGGCCATAATTACAGCGACCAGCGCGGTCCAAATCACCTGGCATCAGACCTTTTTGATCATCGACAAGACGATACCGACGACGCAGAGAGCGGCCACACAGGCGACAACAGCGGCGCCGGTGGTTTCGCCCGAGCCTTGAGCGGTTTCGATTGCAGCAGTTGCAGCGGAGTCCATTGCACCGGCGAAAGCACCGGCAGAGACGAGGGCACCAGTTGCAACGATGGAAGCGTTACGGAACAGTTTGAACATTTTTAACCTCTACGAATTTTTCGGATTTGAGAAATAATAATCCCGACGCTAAAACCAGTCGCGAAGAGCAACAAGGTCGCCCCGAAGTAAAAGGTGAAAGTGTCAGGGTCAAAGCCACCGTGGATGACAAGCTCTATCTGTGCCTGCATTTCAGGTGCTAAAACATAAGTGTCCACCCAAGCTTGAGAGGTGCAATTCGTCACGCCGTCAGCAGTTTGAGTAAACTGGCTGCACACCAAAACGGGTTGAGTGGACACTTATTCAGGCTCCCGCCAGTTTTTGAGCAGGGGCAGACTGAACTGGACGCTGTTCTGCTAGACGCAGTGGTGGGCCTTGCAGGTTGTAGCGAATGCGGGGGTTGTCCTTGTAATACGTGTCGATCTCGTCGTTGTACGGGGCATAGACTTCGCTGCCCTTCAACTGACGGTAAACGTTCTGAAGACCCTTCTTATAGTCTTCGCCACGCACCTGGAATTCCATAACGGTGGTCACATCGAAACCATTGCGGTTTTTATTTGTGACACCAAGGCCGATGATCGAATATGCCTTGTCGCCTTCACCGCGATCAAGAACGTCTTGGATATGACCGAATGCAATTTTCATTAATTAATCTCCTTAGATGCGAGGGAGTCGGGAATCTGTGCCCGGTTTGCGTAATGCCCAACTGGGCGTAAAGGATTGTCTATCTCGTCTAAACGTAAAAAAAGCTCGCTTGGAGGCAGACTGCTTAACTTGTGAAGCCGCCAGAGTTTTAACAAATTCGCCCATAACACGATTAGTGAGCTCACGAACAGCAACACCATCAGAATTAGATTCACCAATGGATTCAGCAATATGCATCTCCACAGACCAGCGCAGAAGTTGATAATCAGACTTGTCCATCAGAAGCCCATCCATTCAGCAATTGAAGGTGTACCCTTCTTTCGCTCAATAACTTTATTCAAAGGCTCAGGACGGACGCCCTGCTCTTTCAGTTCGGCCATCTGCCGAAGGGTTTCATCAACCTCGGCACGGAGAGGCGAAACTGTCATAAACTTAATCTGAGCCTGAAAGGCTAAGTGACGCTTCTGGCTAGGGGACAGCGTCTTACCCTGTTGGCTTACACGCTTCATGCTGCCACCAGTTGAAGGTGACGCGGAACAACAGCATGACGGTAAAACGAGGGGACAGGAGTTTCAAACCGACGTTCAACTTCGCGAACGTTGCGAATGAAAACAACGCCATGGCGAGTAGCATCAAAAGGAATCTTGATGTCGATATCAAGCTGCCGCAGCAAAGCACGGTGTTTTTTGACGGCAGACTTTTCAAAGTCGAAGGTCTGACCGCACTGCCAAAGAGCTACGTACCCAGCAGTGGTCATAGCGGCCTTTGTTGAAGAAACAATATTTTTCGCAAGCAATTCATCTTTGACGGTCAAGACATCAAAGTTATTGATTTCACATTTTTCGCCGATCATAAGAAAACCCCTATGGATTTCCACTAATTTAGATTCATCAAATAAGCCCCAAAGCTGGAGGCCTTCTCGTTTCAAGAACTCAGCACGACATTTAATTTCCGAACGAACCATGCCAACAGAACGGCACCAATCGCGAAGTGAGGTGACATATCCATATTCCTCAGAATCCTCGCCAAAGGTGCGCTTGACGCGAGGAAGAAGGTGCGCATCAAGTTCGGCAGCTTTCGCATAGTTGCCGGGATAAACAAGGCGGCCAGCCTTTTCACCACCCTTAGGCGTCCAAACGCAGGTGTTCCCATCAGGATACAAATAAGCAATGGAATTACGGTAACGCTGACTAGATATACCGCGTAAGTAAGATCGTTCATTGCCCTGCCCTACATAAAAGTTGGAGGTCAGATCGAGGCGCTGAAAAACTGCACCGTCAGCAGATATAGCGCCGTCCTGCAAACGCTGAATGGTCTTGCACTTGGTCATCGCAGGGAGACCGTATTCGGCAAGCAAAGCATTGATAACGCGCATGCAGCCGTCGAGGTCAGGAATACCGAAAACGTTGTCAAGACGGTTAAGCCGAGAAGGGTTGCCATCGACAGTGATGCGGCGGCCACAGACGTGAATGCGGAAGCTCGTCGAATAACTACCTTCGGCAAAGAACGCGGGAACGCTAGTGGACAGGAGTTCATCCGTGTCGACGTCGAAGCGACGGGTAATGACATCTCCGACCTTGGGCAGGTCGTAGTCATAATCCTGAAACGCTTTAATCCAATCGTAAAACATCGAGAATCCTGTCAAGACCCACATCCGAGACACAAAGGTATAGGATATGGACCGAACCAGTCAAGCCGTATGTGGTCCCAACTGGTTCCAAATCCGATCTATGGTTTTTTATACAGGAAATAGCATCTGTGGACGAAGAAGCACCTCAGAGCGGCGAAATAATGAACATCGGTGAAAATCTCAGCAAAGCCCGAGAAGACAAGGGTTTGACGCAAGCGCAAGTGGCTGTTATCGCAGGGATTCCACTATCGACGTACAAGAAGTATGAGGCCGGAGCTCAACCACCGCCGGGGGATCGGATCGGAGCCCTTGCTAGAGCACTGGGAATATCGGCAGATGAGCTAGTGATGGAAGAGTCTGAAAGGCACGTTTCGGAGGAGCTAAGGGCGCTATTCCACCGATTTGACTTGCTGCCTGACGACATGAAATCCATGGCAAGGATCGTGTTGAGAGGGGTTCTGCAAAGCTTCGAGCAGGAAACGTTGAAGTAGGAAAAGTATGCGATTGCATACCAAAGTGGGGGTGTTACAGGCACCCCCACCCCATCGGCTCCAAAACCGCAGGAAGCGCGATGTTCGCAAAATGGATTTTCGTCATGATGATCGAGGGCAAGCCTCAGATCGTCGTTGAGAACGCCACAGAAGCACTATGCCAAAGAGCAATGGTGCGCATCTTGGCCGCAAAACAGGCCGAAGGTCACCCGACCGCAGGAGCCTGCTACATCCTCACACCAGATGAATCAAAAGCCCCTCCGGGGGCAAGCCCTTTGCTTGAGCGGCGGGAGCCTGGACGGTGAAGCACATCCAGGCACCCTTGCGGAGGTTAAAGGGGTTAGGGGCTGGTAAAGGGTTCGCTTCGCTCCGGGTCTCCGTTTGACGCGACGGTGGAGCGTGTCACGACAAGCCGGGGACGCGGCCCTTGACCTGAGAGGGATGGAGGGAGGGTTTGGTGGGTAAAGCGCTCAGAGCGGGCCGTGGGGCCTCGCATAATGGACGTTATGGCTAAATCGCCGATCGGGCGCAGGCGATTTTCCCGATCGACGATTCTGGCCGTTGGCCGCAAGTACCATAACGTCACAGAAATTATGCG